AAGATTGCGGATTCTGGACTTACTTGGAGAGGCAAAGATAACATTATGGAGTTTTTTAATATTGATACCTGTACTAAAAGTTCCATAAGAAGCAACAATGATAGCGTTGTTTTCTTTTTCGGTTATCTCTCGTACTTGTTCTCTTTCTTCTGCATCTACTCCTCCATGGACGAAAAATACCTTACGGTCTTCACTCTTGCTAGTATTTATCTTATCGTAGAGTATCTGTCCATGTGCTTCAACTCTTGCAAAAAGAATAAGAGTATTACCTTTTAGATCTAGTGCAAGGTTTTTAATGAAACGATTTCTTTGTTCATGAGAAATAAGATACTCTATTTCATCATTATAAGTTTCAAACGTTTGTGGTGCATGTTTGAGTACAAGACACTGAATATCTAACTGAGAAAGATGTCCTTGTCTCATCAACTCATCAGTTCTTGTGACTTTATATGATGGTCCAAACAATCCCTCTAAGACCCACTTATGCGTCTGTGTGCCATCTAAAGTACCAGTGAATCCAAATCTATACTTAGCATGATGCAGTTTAGTCATGATGTTAATGAGTGATTTAGACTTGAATAAATGTGCCTCATCGCCTATAATGACACCATAGTCTTCAAAGAAAGATCTCTCTAGTTTATATACAGATTGCCAAGTTGTAATTGTCACTGGAGCTTCATTACTTTTTTCCTTACCCGAATAGATACGGTGACAATATGAATCAGCATCCCAACCATAATCAACAAAATCCTTGTACATCTGCTCTACAAGAGATGTCGTGGGAACAACTAAAAGGATTTTTTCTCCTCGGTCAACGTAGTATCTTACAAGAGAATAAATCATCAATGATTTGCCAGAAGCAGTGGGGCTTATCAATAGCTTTCTATTGTGCTTTAGAGCTCCGTATACTCCCTCAACTTGGTATTTGCGAGGAGTGTAAGAACAAATAGAATTCATATAATCTTTGACACCCTCCATCGAGATATGATCATTCTCTTCATATGGAGTACCATAGAATTTATTATCTTCAAACTTATAACTATATCCGTAGTTATCGCAGAAAGATACAATCTTATCTAACAGACCAACATAGATCTGTTTAGATCGCATATCGTAAAGGTGAATCTCTCCATTCCAATTCCTTCCACGATACTGTGGCATAAATTTTGCATTCGGAACCTCAAACTTAAAGTGGTCTCTAAGTTCGTATTCTATATGAGGTTCTGTATTAATCTTTAAAAATACTTCGTTTGATTTAGAAATAACGAGGTCTGTCGTATTCACGATGATTCATTCATCTATGAATATTTATGTCCATTGCTATAGAATATCTTTTTATCCAATGAAAGGGATACGAAGGAGTTCCGTGTATTAAGTGACCTGGAAATATTAAAATACTATTTTGCTTACATCTAACAAATTTATCTTGAAACAAAGTGCCACTATTAATCAATGGAATTGTTTTAAGATAATATACCGCTGCTAAATCAAACGAATGATTATGCCAATAAACATCTCGTTTGTACCCTCTATCTTCATTTACCCATACCTTTTGAAAGTAAATTTGTTTACTCAATCTATTTGAAATTTTTTGATTGAAGATATTAATATATTTTCTTACTCTTGGATTTAAATGCAAAAACTCGTCAGATTGTTTTGCAGGATATCCTGGTGTGTCTTTAACTAATGGTCTACATAAATTTAATAATTTTTTCCTTTCTTTTTGAGAAAGGACATCGTTAATTTTTAGCATTACTATTCCATTTCAAACTTATATTCTAAAATAAGTTTATAGAAATTATCTCTCATTGCTTTCAAGTCTTCCTGCTCTTCTGCAGGACCACCTGTCCATTTTTCTACTGCTTGAGAAAGACCTAGATGAATAAGTTTGATTCCTTTAATATTCAGTTCAATTGACCAATATTCATCTTCCATCAACCTAATCCAGCGTTGAATCTCATAAACTCTATTGCGTTTTTGATTTGATAGGTTCTATTAGTTATCTGTTTTAATATACTTTCAATATAGACAAGCATCGTGTCATAATAATCTATCTTTAGGCATACTGTAGATAATTTTTCATCAGCGTCAAGATACTTCTGCATGGTATCTTTATCGCGAATTTTTTTGGGAAAAGGATTATTTACGTAGACATCAGGGTCAGCTTTACCACTGAAGTATTCATAACGTTCATGTCTGATATTCTTTCTTTGTTGCTCTGCTTTCTTTCTCATTAGAAAGATAGTGTTGTACATTTCAAAATACTTCGCATGGAGAGAAGGAATTCCTAAAGATTCTTCATGTAGATTATCTCTATCTATTTTTGAATCTTTTTCCCAAATCTCCTGAAGTTTATCAAGATCAATCATAAAGGACGATTTTGCATATCAACTATATTGTACATAGTATACTTGAAACTTACCTCTGCTGTAAAGTATTCGATATCTGTATCAGTTGCATCGAAAGTAACAGTTGAAAGGGAAGTTGGAAATACATCTTTAAAGAAAACTTGAAACTTAGGAACCAGATTATTACTTAAAATTTGAAGAGTAGCATCTGAATAGATGTTAAATCCTTCATTTGCGTATCCTCCACTAACATCACCTGGTCCAAGTTTTTGAAGATCTATAATATCCTTTTCAGATTCGGGATATCCTAATCCACGTATCCATTTCTGGATTTCCATAAAATTACCAAGATCTTCATCGACCAAGAATCGAATGGTCAAATCTCCAAACTGAACTTTGTCTCCTGGAATATCAAGATCTCTCAGGTAAGTTGCCTGTGTTGCTGTTCCCATATCCATTGATGGGATGTTTGCTTGATTGCAAAAAAAGGCGACTTGAGGACTTCTCTTCAGGAGAAACTTAAATCCTGTTGGAGATAGAAAATTTCTATTCTCAATTTGCCTCGATGAAGTATCAGGCATTATTATTCGCTAACAACAGTAGCGCCTGTCCATCCACCATTCTTCCCATCAGAGTTAGTCATGTCACCTGAAGGATCACTAGCATAGACTTTTCTCTCAGAAAAATCATCGGTCCATCTTCTATTGCCAGTATAATAAACGTTTACACTAGAATTAATTAAACTAGGTTTTTTAATGTGATATGCCATTTTTTAATAGTTTTCTATATTTTTATTTAGCATAAAAAAAGAGGGTCCGAAGACCCTCCAGTATGTATATGTGAATACGGATCACATCAAGTTCTTCACAGTAACTCTTCTGTAGTAGCGGTTGCTGTTAACACGGAGTCTTCCGAGACCCTGATCCAGTCCTTCTGCGAAGGGGTTAGCGACCAGACCATAACGGGTCTTGAAGCCAATCTTGGGCTGGAAGGAGTTCTCTCCAACAGCACGAACCATTTGGAGGGGAACGTAAGGGCAATAGAACAGACCTGCGTCATAAGGGGAAGAACCCTTATAACCAACAACGTAGTACTGGTTAGCAGCAGAGTTTGCAGAATAAGGATCGATATAGACACGATACTTACCTTGCAGAACACCAGCGAAGGTGTTACCCGTGTCATCAACGTTAAGGTTAGCGTTGAGTGCGGGGGTGTAGTCGAGCACACCAGCCATGGTCAGTGCTGAAGCAACGTCAGCAGAGCACATGATGATGTTGCCCTTTCCTCTACGAGTACGCTGTGCGATTGCGTTAGCGTCTCTTTCGATTTGGAACAGAAGACCCTTGAACTTCTCAACCGACCAACGTCCGTTGGAGTCGATGTCGAGGTCAAACTCACCAGCGGTAGCAACGTTAGTAGCAGCACCTTGCTCAGCAACCTTATAGATGGTTCTGATGACTTCTCTGTTGATTTCCGCGAGGATCTCAGTGGAGAGAATGTTAGCAAGTTCTGCTTCAGCGTTAAGACCGTGGATTGCCTTGAGGTCTTGTGCCAGTTCCAAGGAGTACTCAGCTTTGAGTGCTCTGGACTTAGCGGTTACAGTGACTTTCTCGATCGAGAATGCCATCTGGTTGAATGCTGTTGCACCAGTTCCGTCAAGTGCTTCAGCAGTATCGGTACGCATACCCTGACCTACATCGTAGGCAGTAGAGGTAGCGGAACCGGTTGGGTTCAGGACACCAGGATTAGTACCAGACTGACTGGTAGTACCAAGACCAGCAGCAACGTCGGAGAATCCGTTTGCGTTGTTAAGTCCTGCGGGTTGTCCAGAGAACGCGGAATCGACTTCATCGAAGAAGGTCTCGCTTCCAGACTGATCGGTCTTACGGGAGCGCATCGCGAAGATGAGTCCAGTAGGTCCGCTCATTGGTTGAACGCCTGCGAGGTCATATGCGACCAGGTTAGGCATAGAGCGTCTGATCAAGGAGATCAGAACGGGGTCGAAACCAGCAGTAGGACCTGCAGCAGCAGAGGAACCGGTGAATCCACCGTTGCCTACTTGGTTCGTTGGTTGCTCGGTAAGCATTCCGCCTTGATCGAAGGCATACTGCTCACGCATAAATTTTTCTTGGTTTTCGAGCAGGACAGCGGTAACAGCTCTACGATGAGAATCTTGAATCTTATCGCATCCTTCAGCGTTTAGAAGGGGTGCCCACTTTTCCTGCAACTGTTCGGATTGGAACATTTGCTTTAAGTGTAATGTTTACGTTTGATTTAATGTTAAATTCAGTTTTGCTTTCCGAAAGAACCTAGGGTTCTGAGATAAGCAGCCATAGAATCAGAGTAAGACTCAGATCCTGCATGATCTACACCTTCAGAAAGGGTTTCGGACTTAGCATTGGAAGACTCTTTCTTAGAGTTGAAATACGACTCTTTGAGGGTTTCCAATTTGTCACGATATTGTGCTTCACTTTCAAACTCTACACTTTCGGAAAGTGAGGCGAGCTTCTCTTTCTGAGTAGACGCGAGTCCTTCAGAAACTTGATCAAGAATACTATC